CGGGTTTGCTGACCGCCCTTTGAAGTGTAGCGGTGTGGCAGACGTGCCGATAAACGATTGTCTAACTCTTCCCAATACTCGGAATCACTTGGATCCCAGCCATCTTGGGCGAGTTCTTGATCAATTACCTTGGCAATTCTACTATCTGTATCTCGAGCCTGCGGATCGTACCAGGAGTTTTTCTTAAGCCACTGAGTTGCATTATGTTGAACTTCGGTGCTAATTTCGTTTGGTACGTTTTGCTTAGGGGCTCTTGCTTGTTCAATTTGTTGTTTTTTGTAGTATTGAACTTGTTGCAAACGCTGTTTTGCGTCTGTTAATTGTTCTAAATACTCAACTTGACCTGCTGCGTCGCCAGATTGCGCGGCCTGCAACATTTTCATTTTTGCGTATTCAACTCTGGTAGCCTCATCTTCGATGGACTTATCTAGTTGTGCAAACTGATAGGATGCTGCTGTGTTTTCTACTCTGGCTAAACGTTCAGCCAGCTCGGCGTTGCGGCGCTCAAGTGCGCTAATCTTATTACGGGCCGTTGCGTCGCGCTGTTTATTTAATTCTTTCTTTAACCGGCGCTCTTCTCTACGTGCCTCTCGAATTTTTTCGCGGTCGTCATCTGTTTCTTCTTCTTCATCTTGCTCATTTGAAGAATTTTCTGGTTCTTCATCAGAATCTTCTGTGTCTTCTTTTTTAATCTCTTCTTCAGTATCAGCAAGAGGATCTGGTTCCATTTCATACGCTACCAGTGCGCTTCCGTCAGTTTGTTCTTTGACGGGGATATCTTTTTCATTTTCTGCCATAATTTTCTTTCAAAATTAGTCTACAAACGCTTTCATCTTTTGCGCATGCTCAAACGACTTGATGCGTGAGATGATTTCACGTGCCTGGATGGTAATAAACACCACGGGGGCGCCATCATCATCCGGATTAACAACAAAACGGTCACCGCCGTACTTGATGGTCCTAACCAAATCACCAACTTGGCACCATGGGCCTTCAATCCAAGGCTCTAAGGTATCTGGCGACTTATATGCTAGTGGGCCAATCTGGCGTACCTTAGCTACAGTCTCATTGAAACGTAACGTCTGTCGGGTCTCATCTACGAGGATAATTCCACCCTTACTTTTAGCTTTTTCGCGTCTTAGTTGAACTAAAACACGATCCCCGGCTACTTCAATACCTGGATCTATGTCTGGAAAGCATTCAGCTTCCGAACGAAGATCTGGGTCTTCTTTTTGTGATAAATCAAATGCCATTCGGCAATCCTTTCTTGAATCTTACGATTCGTCTTCGTCGTCTTCCGTTAAAATCTCGTTAATGATATCCAACGTAATCTTAAAACCTTCGTGTCGGCCAACCAATCTCTGGTAGTCCTCAAACGAATTTACGTTAGTTCCCGCGGTAACGGATTCCGCTAGTGATTTTTGCTCAGCCTTTACACGACCGATAATTTCAGATAAAAAGTCCTTCATAATCTCACTAATGCAAGTATATGAAGGATTCCGCCCTAAAATTAATAAAAATTACCGCCGCCAATATCTTTAAGGTTTTTATCTGGACCAACTTTGCAGCCTTTAGCCATTTTGTTTTGGGCTGCGCCCTTTTTCCAGTTGTTATCCCGGTGGCTGCCAGATGCGCCCTTGTCGAGGTTTTTCTCGCCAGGGCCGCCGCCGCTAGATAGTTGACCAGTCTCCTGGTATGTTTGACGGAAGCCTTTTAAATTTTCGGCCATGTTATGCTCCTGTGGTGGGTTTTGGTTGTAGTGCTGCCTGTACTGCCTGTTTAGCCATTTCGGCGTCGGTTATAAATTGCTGTTTTTCAATCTCGATACCATGCTGACGGATATCTTTCTCTGCTTCATTTACTGCCTGGATACCAAGCATTGCCTGCTCTTGGGCGAGCGCTATTTCTTGGTTTGTTAGTTGCATCTGTGCCTGCATAGCAGCTACCCGCTCGCGCGAGGAGTTGTTCATGCTGTTAATTGCCACGTTGGTAGAGTTTTTCTGGTTATCCAGATCGGTTTGAACTTCGTATTTGCCTTGAAGTTCCAAAACTTTACGTTGTAATTCTGCAATCTTAAGCTCGTAATCTTGCTGGCTCTTTTGCTGGTCCATCTGCATCTTAAACTGAGCCTCTTGCTGTTTGCGCTGAGTCTCGGCCATTTGAGTCTTAAGTATAACCTGGGCGGTTGGGTCCGCAGAAGCCGCTTGTTGCATTTGTGCTTCTTTAGCTTGCTGTACTTTTTGTGCCAGTTGTTGAATTTGTTGTATAAACGGCTGCATAATTGTTTGTGAATCTTGCCCAACCATTTGTGAAGCTAAGGCCAGGGCTTGCTGAGCCTCCAGGTTTAATGGTTTTTCTTGGTGCAGTTCTAGCGTGTCTCTGCCGCCGGCTGCCTGAGCCACGTACGCGCGCATGGATTGTAAGTAGTGCAGCGTTAAGTGTTGTTTGATATGTTCTAACGCGTTGGGCGCGAATGTTGGCCCAATCACTGGGTTGCCACCATACGCGGGGTTCATCGCATACTCTAGGTGAATCTTGATGTGGCTAACGTGGTCTTGGTCTGGGTATGCTGCGGCGGGGCGTCCCATTGTCATCGAAACGTTTTCCAATGCTGGGTTTGACTCTTTCGCACCCAATGGGTTTGGTAATATCTCGTCGATGTTAGGAACTTTTAACTGGTTTAATACCCTGCGGTAAGCTGCCCGAACGTCAAACATTCCAGGGGGCGCGGACGCAGCCATCTGAAGGATGGCCTGGTTCTGAGCTAGTCGCTGTGTCTCAGAGAAAATGTTAGGGTCGGATACCGGGCGTACGTCGTTGTTGTACGCAAAGTCACGAACCTCAACTGCCTCGCCAGACTGGTTGTCCATGTCGGCCAAGTACCAGTGGTTAATGCGTGACACAATTGCCAATGACTTAGCTTGGCTGCGGTGTAGGCGTGCGTGAATGCTGGAGAATACTTTAGCGCCCTGCTCGATGAGAGCCTGGGCCGTACCAACCGGCATGTTGTTGTTTGCCTCGCCGATCTTTTCTTCGGCTGTAGTTACTACACCCTTTGCTGCGTCAGTTAACCAGCCCAGTAAGTTAAACAATACACTGGACGGTTGGTTAAATGGCATAGCCATTGCAATCTTGCGAACGTCGTCTACTCCAGGTGCGCCTTCAATCTCTACTACTTGCGTAGGTTCGATTCGATCGCTTTGGCCACCAATTCGTCCACCCTTGAGCTTAAGTAGCGTTTGGGAATTATTAATATGCGCCGCGTCAAGGAGAGCGCGTAGAGCACCAGTGAGAGCAGCGCTAAGGCCACCAATAAGATGGGGGAGACCAATAGCATAAGCGCCACGCCAAGGGATAAATTTAAACTCGACATACCAGTCCAGTTTTTCAAACTTCTCATCATTTGCTTCCCAGTTACGATACAGACCCAAGACTTTGCTTGTGGTCTCATCAATCATTAAAATATAGGGGGCGCGTTGGCCGTCTGTTTTATCGTCTTCATCCAGGCGCATAAAACATGTAATCTCATAAACACGACGCAATCCGTCAATGTTCTTCGAGGGCATATCTTTGCCTTCGATCTTGTTGTTTGCCTTCTCAGATCTTGTCTGATCGTTTAACGGCGCGTCAGACGAATACTCGCTGTCGATGTCAATGTAAATGCCAGCATCAACGCGCTGTAAGAATGTGTCCTCGGTAATGTCCTGTACTTCGGTGACACGTTGCGCGGTGTAGAAATTAGTCGACGCGTATGGTAGTAAAATGTTGTCAATTGCAACCCACTCGCAGATTGGACGCTTTTGCTCTTCGTCCCAGCGCCACTTAAGGAACTGTGAGCCACCTAGCGGTAACTGAGTTAACAGTTGCTCCATCTCGTCGCGATACTCGGGCACTTGTTCTGTTAGCTGCCAGTTAAGGAAGTTAACCTTACGATCTGCCGTCTCTTCTTTTACGCGGTTTGCTTCGCCCTTGATGTTAGACTTAACTAAACCGTCCGGTGGAAGTAATTCTTTAGCCGTTGACGCAGCGAAGTCAACGCAGGCCTCTGCCATAACTGGGTGCACCACCTTGGAAGCACCGTCAAACGTCGCCCCTCCAGGTGCATCTTTTCCAAGCCCAGTTCTACGCAGTCCTTCTTCATATTGTTTATCTCGTTGTGTGCGTGACTCTTTGTCGGCGTCAATTAAATCCAAATACTCTGTTGCCAAAGCCTGTAGCGTGCTCTCGTCAAGTACTTCTGCTAAGTTTTCGTAGAACTCTGGGTTCTTATGTGGGCTTTGTTTTTCTTGGTAGTTAATAACAACCGAGCCGTCTTCTAACTCAATGACTTCTTCTTCAACGTCGCCGGGTTCTAAGCCCAGTGCGTCTTCGTAGTAGTCCATCTCGGCGTCTTGCGCCATGGCCTCTTGAATATTTTCTTCAGTTTCAAGGCCCGGTAAATTTGCACCAGACTGAATAGGTAGTATTGGGTTCGCCATTATCTCATGTTTTCTGGTTTTAAACGGGCCGGTAGTACACTACCCGGAACTCGTTCGTTGTAATATTCCTCTAGGGTGCCCTTACCCAATTCGCTGGGGTACATTCCCATTAATAACATTTGCAAAGGGCTTGGTAAAAAACCACTGCCAATAAGCGCGGCAGTTGCGGCGGCCTCGCCATACTTTCCTTCTTGTGCCTCATTTGCCGCCTGGGCAATATCTGGTGCTAACAAGCCGGCAATTGCGCCGGGCATAATTAATTTCTTTGCAAAACTTTTTTTAGGGCTTGGTTGGCCGCCGTTGTTAAATCGTTGTGGTTGGTATCCAGCCGCGATTAACGCGGCCAACATATCTTGAACGCTGGTTGATGTACTGCCACCATTTGAAAAAAACTTCGGCTGTATGCCAGACTCTTCCATAATTGCCTGTTGGGGAGTCTTTAACATGCCCGGAGATGCGGGGACCATGCCGGCATCTTCCATTAGCTTTTGTTGTGGGGTCTTTAGAAAGTTCATATTGGTGGGGAGGTTATTCCTATTTATACTAATGCACAAAACTCAGGGTATCCGCCCTATTGGGCGTAGGGATTCACAAATCGTTTGCTTAGGTCATCGTCCACGTAACTATAGTCTCTAGCCGGTAGCGGGTCGAGTTGGATCCATCCAGAATCACGTAAAACGCGCAACGCTTGCGAGAGGGAGTCGACGTAGTCGTCGTGTCCACCAGCCTCTGGAAATGAACACACTTGACGTAGAAAACGTTTTGCCCAGTCTGCATATTCTCCTTTGCGTTGTGGTTCCTCTGGTATCCAGACCTTGCCCTTAGACACCAGGGGCGCGACAATGTTTAATCGTTGTACCTTATCGGCACGGCCGGGATTATATCCCCTGACCGGCACGCCGGCTCCTTGGAGCTCTTGGATCAGCGAGATACCCGCCGACTTGTCTTCCATCAAAATTAGGTCCGCCTTTCGGCCCTTGCCAAAGTCATTATCGGCGCCGTAGACGACCTCCTTGAAGTCGTTAATTACCTTCCTACGTAGCTCCGGGTAGGACA